AACAAAAAATATTACGGATTCTCCTGCCGATTTATTTAAGAATCAATTAAAAGGTGATATTCAAACAGAGAAAGAGATTAAAGCAATTGATTTCGCTAATAAAAATGCAAGTAATAATGCTGTTAAGAATAGAGGGGTGGCATACAATATGTACGCTATTTCTCCCGCCTCATTGGAAAGCGACATCATACCTAAAGGGGTGAAAGTAGCTGCACAGGAATTACTTCAAGGCACGTACCCTAAGTCAATTGGTGAACTCCAGGTTAATGGAAATGACTTAATGCAATTAGGTTTAAAGGGTAAAGAGATTGGTGATGCATTGAAAATGATGTTGTTGAAGATTTATGCAGATAAGGTTAGGAATAATAAAGAAGAACTATTATCTTTGCTTCAAACAAATAGCATTCAAGAAGGTTATCCGAATTACAGTGATTTAGAGCCACAGACTTGGAATGTAAATGGTAAAGAAGTTGGATTGGATTTCTTTATAGGAAGATATGATGAATGGAATCATCAGAGTGAATATGTCAGATATAATGACCCATCACATGAATCTGTATTAAGATTTTTAGAGGATGAATTTGAAGATTTGATAGGTGATGATAAATTAAAACGTGAATTATATTGGAAATTAACAGATAGGGAAATTTTAAATGAAGATATGAAAAATGTTTCTTATAGTGCAGTAGTTCTTGACGACAAATCAAGAGCAAAACTACTTAAAGTGTTCACACCTATGATTCCCGAAGGTTGGGAAATCAAGGCACATCATATGACAATTAAAATGGGTGCACTTGCTGAAAACAGTAAGGAAAAGCAAGACATGAAGGACGGTAAGGAAATTACATTAAATGTTGTTGATTATGCTATTGACGATAAAGTAATGGCTGTAGGTGTCGAAGGATATCAGACAGCCAACAAGAAAGCACATGTAACAATTGCTGTTAATAGACAAAATGGTGGTAAACCATTCATGTCAAACAATTTGGTTGATTGGAAACCATTAGGATTTCCGTTGAGTTTAACTGGAATAATTACTGAAATATAAATAGTTATGGAATACCCCAAATCAAAAAAGGTCGGGGATATTGGTGAAGATGAAATATTAAAGAAGATTCTACCCAAATACCCCAAAGCGTTCATTGATGACATAGGAAAGGCTAATAGTAAATGGGATATTTATATTCCTGAAATAGGTGAAGGAATTGAAGTGAAAATTGATTTTAAGTCAAATTATTCACATAATATTCTTATCGAAACAGAGTTTGATGGGAGACCATCGGCATTATCGTTAACCGAAGCAAAATATTGGGTAATAATTACCGGATATAGATATATTTGGATAACACCATTGCAAATATATAGATTTCTTGAATTACACCCATATTTCGGTAGAGTTTTTCTCACAGGTAAAGGTGATAATGTAGCAAAAATAGCACATTTACCCACACAAGAAAAATTCCTTCAATATGTACGTAAATTAGAAAAGAAGGATGGTTGGGTTGATATGATAGAAGAAAATGAAATACTATACTATAAAAGGTTTAGTAAAAGTGGTAGTGCTGAAGATATTGATGAAGATAGTGTATATGATGAGAATGTTATATTAGACGTTTTAAATATTAAAACATGATAGAATTAACTGAACATGATTGGGACACCACATCAAAAGCTGGTTTTGATTTTGAGGATACAACATTAAAGGATATTAGTCAGAAAAAATATCCCCTTTCATTTAAAAACATGACAAAAACCGAATATAGTTATTATGATTTGGTTTTATTTAATGGTAAGTTCCCAATTGTTATGGAAGAACAATTAAAGGTAGAATGTAAGTTCGATGAATTTGGGTTAATTAGTAAAAATATTTGTATTGAAGTAGGTTGCAATGGCAGGTTATCTGGATTAGCATTAACAACAGCACAATTTTGGATAATTAGTGATGGTGTAACCACATTCATTGCCAAAACCGATGAAATTCGAAGGTGTATTGCGGAGAACGACCAAGAGATTGAATATAAGAAAAAGCACAGGGTTACACAGAAGAAAGGTGAGTATAAAGAAATGGATATGTATATCATACCGAGAAGAATATTCGAACCTTATTGCTGTGAAATAGGAAAAATGACAGAAATGAAATATGATTGTTTGGTATGAAAAGATTAGCAGTATTTGACTTTGATGGGACTTTAATTAATTCTCCTGATAAGGAAAATGGAATGAGATTATGGAAAGAAAAGAATGGTGAACCATATCCACATAGAGGATGGTGGGGTCGCCCTGAAAGTCTTGATACAACATTATTTGACATCAAACCATTCCCCAATGTATTGGCTCAATTGATAAAGGAGAAAAATACACCTGATACCTCAGTCATTATTTTGACATCGAGAATGGAAAAATTACGCTCAGAAGTTGAGAATGTTTTGGACCTGAACGGTATTGTGGTTGATGACGTTATTTTAAAAAAGGGCAATGAGGGTAAGGGTGATATCATACTAAAAATCGAGAATTATAATCCGGATTTGAAAGAGATTGTCGTGTACGATGATTTTATGGATAGAAACGCTGAAAAGATAGCGGAATACACAAAAATTAAAGACCAACTATCACCCGATGTAAATTATACTCTTTATTTTGTTGATAACGGTAATATTAGTTTGTTGGAATCCTCAAACATATTATTAAAAATGATACATGAGGAACTTGGAAGTGTTTTGGGTGAGTTAGATAATTACATATACCACGGCACATCAACAGGGGCAGGAATACATATTCAAAAATCAGGCGGGATGAAAATCAATGCAGCTAATAATAATGAGCCGTATATTTCATTCACAAGTAACCCCAATGTGGCAAATTATTATGCTCAGATGAAAGGTGGTTCAGGTAGAAGTGTTATTCTAAGAACAAAATTAACTAACGATTTCTCATTATCACCAAAATTCGATAAAAATAAAGGGCATGAATGGATAACAAAAAAAGAAATTCCTGTTGCTGATTTGGAAATCAAAACAAACGTGGGATGGACACCATTAGATAATTGGGATTTAATCGATAAAAGAAAAATAAATTAATAGTATTTATAAGAAAATTTCTATGATTGATATGAGACATAAACCATATTTTCTTCCACAGGTTAGCGCACCCGTTGATTTGGTTGTGAAAAAACTTGATGAAGAAGATGTTAATTATGATTACATACAAGCAGACCCTAATGAATTAAAGGCATCGCAAGGATTTACATTTAGTGATGATGTCGGTAAGGCAAAACCTGACGATAAAAAACCTATCTGGCTTGACGAAGATATGAATGTATTAGATGGTCACCATAGATGGGTAAGAGCATTGCTTGATAATACCCCTATAACAGCAGTTAAAATTGCTATGGGTTTTAAAGATGCATGCAGACTTTTAAATAAAATTCAAGATGTCTATGACTATGAGGAACAACAGAGAATGGAAGAAGTAGTAGCACAAGATGTCATTAATGCAAATAATCAAGCCAATGGTGGTGTTAGTTATAGTGAGTTTCTTAATAATCTTGAGGAAAATAATGTCGGTATACAAGAAGAAAATTCCGGCAAAAACGATAAAGTGATTATTGGTTATAGAAGAGAACCAATAAAAGAGAATTCAGCCATCGGTAATTTTTTCACATTAAATCCTATTGATGGATTTAGTAAATATGAAATTGATTTTGAAAATCTATTAGATACCAATGATTTAGGTATCCAATATAAAGATAGTCAAGTCCCTGCGGAGGTACTTGCAAAGGTATGGTTTCCTAATATAAACTTTGAGAAATTAAGTGAGGAATATAAAATACCATCACTTAATTTAAAAAATAAAGCCATTGCCGAAAAAGCACAAAAAATGGGTTATGACGGTATAAAATATGGCGACACCTTAATTCAAGGACTTAAATAATAACGACATGAATACTTATAAAATTACAAACCTAACAAATCAAGCTGGTAAGCGTGATGTGAAATATAATTCAACATTGGATATTGTCTATGTTGATTCTATGATGAAAAAAACCGTGAAGATTAAACCAGGGGAAACTGTTTATCTTACCATATCTTCACTCCCATTATCAGTTCACAGATTAAGGGTAAAAAAATTAATTAGTGTTGTTGAAATCGGTAAAACCGAATTAAAGCAAACCATGAATGTTCCAGTTCCAACTACAACTGTAAGGGAGAGAGCAACGGCAAAAGCAAAAACCACTGCAAAACCTGTTGCGAAGAAGAAATCAACAAAGAAAGTAGAGGAATCAGAAGTTACTGAGACAGAATAATTTAACCATACACCTAATATGAAAGCCAGCAATTTGTTGGCTTTTTTTTTAAAAACCCTTTCATCTTTCCTTACTTTCGACTATTTTTACGTATTTATAATAAATTACATTATTTTATAATATTTTATAAGCAGAATATGGACGGAAAAATTAGAATCTTATTCTATAACCTTGACGGGGCAGGAGTAAACTATTTCAGAACACTAACACCAGCAATGGAACTCGAAAGAAATCATTCAGATGAATTTTATGTGGAAATCAATCCCACAATTGACTTTAATGACCCGACTTTTGTTGATTATCTTAAAACATTTCACATCATACATTATCACCGCCAATTTCTTGGTGAAACAGATAAAATGGTTCAATTAGCAAATGAACTAAAAAAATCCGGAACAATCTTAATGGTTGATATTGATGACTATTGGAAACTTCATCCTAAACACCCATTCTATGCAATGAGTTTGGAGAGAAAAATGCATATTCCTATCATGGAAAACCTAAAAATTGCCGATTATGTTACAACTACGACAGATTTATTTGCATCTGAAATTCGTAAGGTTACAGGTAAAGACAATGTGGGTGTTTTCTATAATAGTATCGACCCAATGTTGATGAAACAATTCCGAAATAATTGGAAACCAGACCCTGAAGGTCGTGTTAGAATTACGTATATGGCAGGTTCTTCTCACATGGGTGATATGGAACAACTTGAGGGTGTGATGAATGTTTTATCAAACGATATGACTCTCAGAGATAAATTCAAAGTGATTGTTGCAGGATGGGATACTGAAGGTAATACTACTGACATCACATTTAATCAGGAATTTGGTCAGGAGTTACAGAGATTAGGTCTATGGACAGTTGATAACGTTAAAATTATCAACAAAACACGTGGTAATGTGGATGCAATACCTAAATTATCTGATGCATTAAAGGATAAGTATAGGGGTAAAGTGTTTAGTACCAATCAAAGAGATATTAAATCTGAAGAAAGCGTGTATTTGGTATATGAGAATATCCTAACCGATAAGCATCGCATGATAACTAACGAAGATTATCTATTATGGTTAGATAATTACGAAAGAAATGTTCAATATGAAAATGAAGGAAACTTCGGCAGACGTTGGACTCAGAAAGCTAATATCTATGCACAGGTACTTGATGAAACTGATATCGTACTTGCACCATTGGCTGACAACGAATTCAATAAAATGAAATCAAACCTTAAGCAGGTTGAATGTTGGACCAGGAAACTTCCAATTGTTTGTAGTGATATTCCACCATATAATGTTCATGGTAGACATATGGAGAATTGTGTGTTGATTCCCAGTGCAAAAAATGCTAAAAAGTATTGGCAGAAGTATTTAAAGAGACTTATATTAGATGCTGACCTTCGTAAACAACTTGGTGAGCAGTTATATGAGGACTTTAAAGAAGAGTATAACTTGGCTGAAGTAACAAAGAAACGTGCTGAATTTTATAAAGCTGCAGTCATGAAAACATTAGCGGTAGTTTAAAAATAGAACAATGAAAAAACTTAAATTAGGGGACAGGTTACGAAGATGGTTTTATAACGACATATTAAATAGTTACTTAAACGATTTTCATCCAACATTTTTATATGTTGCAGATAAAATAAGTGTAGACGGTGGAAAATTTAAAAACGGTAATACTGAAAAGGAGTATAGAAGGATAATGAAAACCCTTCAATCCCAAAAATTCCAAAAACTTTTTTATCGGGTTGCTGAAATCAAATTAGAGAAAGAACTTAATTTGACTAAAGAAACTAAATTAAGTCCACTGAATGTTTTTATTGGTAAACTGAAAAAGTTTGTTGCTAAAACATACTTGAGATTCTTTGATAAGACACTATATGATTCACTTCTTAGATTCAAATTATTAAGTGGGACATTTGAAAATTTGAATGAGAAGGCTGATAAATATATGGCAGATACTACTCTTGATGAAAGAGCAGATAGGGCAGTCGCACTCGGTATCGTTAAAGAGAACAAAGGTGAAGCGCAAAAGAGATTGCGCAACATCCAAAAAATCAGAACCAATGCAATATATGAATTAAACAAGGTTGAATTGTAATGATAAAATTCTTTAAAAAAGTACTTCTTTGGATATACATCAAAATACATTCGATTTTGATAAATATTAGTATTGCTTTATATGTAACCGAACAGGAGATATTAAAAGCAGACCCTAATAATTTAGATGAAAAGAATAAAAGAACCACAAGAAAACTTCATCATAACCCGTTACTTGAGAAATTTTATGCAGGTCAACGTGATGAAAAGTACGTCAAAGATTATTATGAATTACTAAAGAAAGCCGATAAGTTCATGCGTACAGCAACACCACATAAGATGGCAGTTGCTGCGGATAAGTATGGTACGAGTTATGGTATGAAAGACATTCATGGTAGGCGTTACGAACATTATGGGTTCTTTGACGACAAACATAAACATGCAGGTAAAACTTTAGGTGAGGTACTGACATTAGAATTCGATGAAAGACGCACTAAGGATGATGATTATGAATTACTGTATATTTTCAACAATAAACCAGTTGAAGTTGGCTTGGCAAACATAATGGATGTTTTGGAGAAACCCAAAGAAGAAAATCCTGAATATGAATATCAGGTGGTTGATGTTTATAAGAAATCCAAACAATTCATATTCCCAATTCAAGTGACACGTGATGACGAGAATGCGGTTAATAAAATCGAACAACTATCAGAATTTCTACACGTAAAAAAAATCGGTTTTGAACACCGACAATTAGAATTTTTTATACCTTTGAAGTTCAAAACATCTGAACTTGCAGAAGATTCAGATGTTTTTAAAGAAATCATAAACATAAGAGAAATATTTGTTAAGGATGATTATGGTCAGTTAATTGGCTTCGGACTTGCCAAATACGATAAAAGAATAATTTATAACGATACCCACGAAGTACTTAAATTTCATGGAATTGAAATGGAAATCATGGGTTGATAAAACCATTAATTATGGCATCAGAATTTATTAATAATTTAAAAAAGGCGGTTGATACCGGAGAGTTTAACTCAGAAGCAGCGAAAAAAATAATTGAAGTTACTGAACTCGCTGACCAAAAATTAGAGGCAGCAAATAAAGGAGGAAAACCTGTTGATGAATTGGTCGATGAAAGATTAAAAAATGCTGGCATTAAAGAAGTTGGGGAAGATGAAATTTCTGAAATAAATTCAGAATACGAAAAGAAAATGGCTGACATAAAGAAACAAGATGGAATAAATGCTCAACTTGCGACTTTAATTGAGATTGAAGATATGGTTAAAGCAAGTATTCAGGACATGATGTCGTTCGTTGAGGAATTAGATACGAAGTTCGAAAAAGAATTTGAAGCAGAAGACCCAATGTTTGGTGATTTAGCACAAAAGATTGAGGAAATCGAAAACAAATATAATTCTATTATTAACAATTAAAAACAATTATTTATGGCAAAATTTGTAGAAGCGTCAGATGACGTGGTAAAATTATTTGATGAAGTTCGGGATGCCACAAGCATTCCACAATGGATTGAGTTTAAGGTTTTTTGTAATGACAAACAAAAGAAAGATGTTTGTAAGGTAGTTAAATCGAATGAACTCGTTGAGAAACTTAGTGAAGGAGTAAACTTTGCTGTTGTTATCAATGAATCAATCTTTAATGAGATGCCTGAAGACATGCAGAGAATGGTGATTGACGAGCAACTTGCAGGTGTTAGTGTTTCAGAAACAGACATCGTGTCATATGAAAAGCCTGATTTTAACACATATACAGGGGTGTTAAACAAATATGGCGATAACGCTATAATTGTCTTACATGAATCAATGAAAAGTTTGTATGATAAGAAAAAGCAGGAAGAAGATGAACTGAAAGCTGCCAATAAAGGCAAACGTGGAAGAAAGAAAACTGAAGAGTAATTAGTTTTGACTTTAATTAATACAAATCCCGACAAGTAGTCGGGATTTTTTTGTTTATAAGTATTTATAGAAAAATCTATTGTAATGAAATCGTATAATATCAAATTTCCTCTTAGAGACGACACAAGCAAGAATTTATTCTTTCAAATGAGTCAGGTAACTAAGGATGCCTTTAGTGCTGATTTATTATTGTTGATGTTAACTCAAAAAGGCGAAAGATATTATGAGTCGGATTACGGTACAAATTTACTAAAATATATTTTTGAACCTAATGATAATTTAACTGCGGTAGATGTTGAGCAAGAAATAAAGAATACGGTATCACTATATATTCCTGCGCTTAAAATCACGTCAGTAACCTTTAATTGGAATTTGGACGATAACGGTCAACCGATTTCTGAGAATCAATTAAATGTTAACGTAAAATTTACTTATACGGAAGATGCTTTTAGTGAGAATGGTGAGTTAGAATTAAACTTTTAAGACATAAAATATGGCAACAAATACGACAACAAATGTAATTCAATATGGTAGCAGAACTTTTGGTGAGATAAGAAACGACTTAATCGCATACATAAGACAGGCTTACCCTGAAGTACTTTCAGACTTCACCGACTCAAGCGTTGGTGCAATGCTTATTGATTTGAATGCTGGTGTAGGTAATAATTTAGCAATTAATACTGATAGGGCATTTCAAGAAACTCAATTAGAATATGCTCAATTAAGAACATCTTTATTGAACATCGCTAAAAATATGGGATTTAATATTCCGGCACGTAGACCTTCAGTAACGGTTATTGACTTTACAGTAACAGTCCCTGTACTCGGAGATAGACCTGATGCAAGTTATTACCCAACCCTTGCACCTGGCGCACAGGTTGTTGGCGGTGGAAAGATATTTGAAACACAAGATACTATTGATTGGAATTCGGCAGTAAGCAATTTAGGCGACCCTAATCGTTCAATCATACCTAACTTAGACTCCAACGGAATTATTCAAAGCTATAATGTCACAAAAAGAGAAGTTGTTGTTAACGGTAGTACAAGCATATTTAAAAGAATTATTAATGCAAATGACGTAATACCTTTTTTCCAAATAACATTACCTGACCCAAATGTTATTGAAATTGAGGGTGTTATTCTTATGGAAGGGGTTAATACGAGTAACCCGCCAATTGGTGATTTTAACCCAAGTAGTGATGGAAATACGAGTACTATTGGTGGTGTGATTAATCATTATTATGAGGTAGATTATCTTGCACAACAAAGAGTGTTTGTGGAAAATGTTAGTAGCAGTAATAATATTCAAGGAAACATAAAAGCTGGTCGTTGGATTGATATCACGAAAAAATTTATAAGGGAATATACCTCTAATGGTTATTGTAGACTAACCTTTGGTAGTGGTGATGCAGATGCAGATGCGTTTAAAAATGGGTTCATTAAAGAAGGTGTGAGTAATCGTTATTTCCTTGAGAACTTCTTAAACAACACCGCTTTAGGTGAAAAGCTAAAGGCGAATTATACTTTATTTGTAAGATATCGCACTGGTGGTGGGAGTAATTCAAACTTAGGCGCAAGAGTATTGACACAACTTGGTGGATATACCTTAAGAGTCCAAGGTTCACAACAAACTTGGAATCAAAGTGTCCAAAGAAGTTTAAAGGTTTCAAATCCAATACCTGCCATTGGTGGTAATGACGGATTAAGTAACGAACAAATCAGACAGCTAATAAAATATAATTTTAGTAGCCAAGAGAGGGATGTAACACTTACTGATTATTTACTGCAAATCTATAAAATGCCAGGAAAATTTGGTTCACCATTTAGAGCAAATGCCTTTGAACTAAACAATAAAGTTGTTATCACAATGCTCGGTATTGGCTCTGACGGTAAGTTAAATAACACAAGCAATACCCTTTTAAAACAAAATATTACTGAATATCTTACGGAATTCAGAATGATAAACGATTATATTGAAGTCAAAGACGGCAAAATATTTAATTTGGCATTTGATATTGACGTATATGTTGAAAATATCGCAGATAATCAAATAGCCAACAGTATTATTACATTGGTGAAGGACTATATGAATGTGAACAAATATGAAATGGACGAAAATGTTTTTCTTGGTAGACTACAAAGGGAAATATTAGAGGCTAATGGTGTTGTTAACGTTCTTAGTATAAAGGTTTATAATAAAGTAGGTGGGCAGTATTCAAATAATGTAATTTCTCAAGAGATACTAAACACTGGAACAGGTGAGATTCGAATTATTAACAATACAATTTATGCTACTGAAGACAGTATGTTTGAAATTAAATATCCCGAAAAGGACATTAAAGTTTATTTGAGAAAGAGTGTGGTATAATGGAAATCATAAAGAAAGTCATAGAACGTGCAGTAACAACAGGTGCAACCACGGGATGTACACCCTGTGCTGTCATAATTCCTGACTTAGATGTTATATATAATTTCAAAATACTTTTAACCGGAACAGCAGAAGACATTGGATTTTTTGATGTCGCATTTCAAAGCGATTATTATACGTATATTGAAGTAAATGAGAATTATTATGCTTATTTGCGAGGGGAAATACCTTATGATGAATTAGATTTCGTTACGGTAGGTACTCCACCTGAAGGAAATGAAGTTAGAACATCAGAACCTGGTGGTGAAGGGGGTGGAGGATTAATTCCGCTTTATCCAACGGTTACAACGGGTGTAGCACCTGCCACCCCAATAACAGCACTCTTCTTTCAAATAACAAATAATGTTGTGAATAATAATGGTGGAACTCCAATATTGGAATACGGTATATTATGGAGTACCTCAAAAAGAAGAACCGATACATTAGTTTATGATGGAACTGATGTAACAAGACTATCAACATCAGGTGATATAGCAATGAGCACACCGTATAACAGTAAAAAGGTACTTCCTACAGCAGGTTCAACAGTATATTTCAGGGCATTTGCAAGAAATAGTCAGGGTGCAGGTTATGGGACGGTGAAATCAGTGTATTATCAAGGACCATCGACAACCACAAGAACAGCACCAACAACAACATCTACTTCAACATCAAGAACAAGGGATGTATTACCATCACAATTATAAATTATAAATATGACAGTAACAGGAACATCAAGTAGTAGATTAACAGAATTGCGGAAATACACAATTACAAGTGTTTTCTCAAACCAATATGTTACAGGTGGTAATAGTAGTATTGATGGTGTTGATTTAGGTTCAAGCAACCCTAATTCATCTATTGTTTATTTTCTTGGTGGTATAAGATATACTGATACTATTGTTGATGGGGAAACAATTAGAACTACATTTAGTTTCACTGCCGAAGGAACAAATAGTGCTAATTTTATCACAGGGGCGATATATAAAAACCCCAATAAAGATAATATCATCAGTAATCCTAAAATTTATGATGATGTATTTATAGTAAGACAAGAATTATCGGCATTTGATAAAAATTATAGACTTGAATATATAAAAAGTTTGGTTGATTTGGAAACATATGCGGCAGGTAGCTTTTTTAATATAGAGAAAAACACGTAAACATGGCAATTGGTACATATGGCATAGTAAGACCCTCAGATGTTAATCTTAACGACATTAGCATTTATTATAATTATACTCCAAACAGAGAGACATCGAATAATGCGATTTTTACTTTAAATCCAAATGATATTCTTTCATATAATTATCTTCCTGATGATGAACAAATAGTGGGTAATGAAAATCTCTTAGAAGGATTATATAATCTGCAATTACCTGCAAGCATTTTTAATGCTTTGGGTATCTATACAATTTACATAAAGCCATTGGTGACACCAACAGTAATCGTTGATTGTAGTGTATTATCTTCACTCCCAAGCGTTAAGGGAATTGTTTTGGATATCAATACATTGCCTGAGACCATGAGAGCAAATAACGCATTACAGGGTTATCGTGTTGAATATATAACTGATGATGGTGCTAAGTTAAGAAACGTTGTTAGGTATGTGGCTACCGCAAATAAGGTTGTGCCAATTAGTGAAAACGTTGGTAATACCAGTCAAAGGGCAATTAGATATCGTTTTGATGATGCAGGGACATTATTATTTCTACAATTAACCCCAAGCAGCTCTTCTGATGTAAAACCAAATGTACTTCCATTTATAGGTACGCCCGGACAAACAATATTACTATCCAACACATTTTTTACACCACTTGTGATGGAACTCGAATTAGTTCAAAACACAATTGATAGCCTTGCGAATATTCTTGCAGGTGAACAAGTTAAGGATGTTCAGAAGGGTATATTAACATATTACGATGAAAATCGTGTCATCACACATCAATTTAATTTATTTGAAATTAAGGATAATGTGACCGATGTTCCGTTGTATGAAGTGAAAGAAATTAGAACCAATATTGACGAAACACAAAACTTTGATGATGTGATTGATGGGGTTCAATAATTCTATTGCGAAAAATAACAGAAAAATCCCGATGTAATGAATTGGGATTTTTTATTTTATCGTATTTATAGTAAATCGTAACATAGTGGCAAAGGTAAAAGTAGTAAATACAAATCTCGACCAAAATTTAAATGGGACTAATTTTAACAATACGGCTTCCGAAACAATATTTCAGTTCGGTAGTTTCGCAGTCACCTCAAATTTTGACGGTAGAAGTTTTAGGAGTTATAGTAACACATTAAGTACCTTTGTACGCCCCGTCACATTAGAGACTCTTGGTGTTAATGAAGTCCAATCGACAATACTACATAATTATAGTGTAAGTGCTGTATTAAATCTCAATGATTCCGACCTTAACACATTTATTAGATTTGGTTCAGCATATGAATTTCTAAGAGTTGCAGTCGAAGATATTATTTTGAAATATCCTGCAAGTTTGTTCGGAAATTCAAATGCAATTCCTGGTGGTAATGCAAGTTTCTTTAATTTTACATATAATCCATTAAAGGATATTGCACAATTTTATGTCCCTTCCGAATATATACAGAATACGTTCGGATTGGTTTTTAATGCGGGAAACATAAGTGAACCTAATGATATTGCATTAAGGAATTTGAATTTATCTTATGAAGATTATGTTGTTTGGTCAGAATATTTACCCGATGATTCATTTCAGGTAATTGGATTTAGCGGTGATACATCAGGTGTTCCGTATGTGATAGTTCAAACACAAGGAAATCCTTTCCCATTTAATACAGGTACAACTGGTTTTTTTGGCTTTCACATTAAACCCAATAATTTAATTTTCGAGGAATTCAGGGCATTATTAGATGCTTACGAACAATACATGGTTTCCCAAAGAGATGGGACAACAGGTTTTAGATTTACAATAAACGAACCAACACTTCTCGATGACGGTAACATAACATATGGGAATGCTCAAATGTTATGGACTACAACTGACGGATATAATATTGACATAAGTAACGCATCATATCAAAGATTTTTAGAAATACTTTTAACTATCGGTGCTAAATATGATGGTATTAAAACAGATTTAATCGCAAGATTCTTAACACCGACATCATTAAAAACATATGACCTTACCGAAGACGGTAAAATGAGTAAATTATTAAGGGTTTATGGTTGGGAATTCGACCAATTAAGAGAGTTCATAGATTCTTTAGTTTATATTAACACAGTAACATATAATAAACAAAATAATATTCCGGACCAACTAATAAGTAATTTGGCGAGAACTTTTGGTTGGGAATATTTTAATTTAGTTAATGAAGCCGAATTGGTTGATACCTTCTTAACTATCGATGACCAAGAAAGAAATTTAAAAACCGACCTTTTACCTGCCGAAGTAAACATTGAACTTTGGAGACGTATCATAATGAATACTAATTACTTTTGGAAGTCTAAAGGCACTCGTGAAGCAATCAAATCAATGTTCTTGTTGATTGGAATACCAGAGCCATTTATTAATATAACTGAATATGTTTATACTGTGGACGGTAAAATTGACCCAAGAGAAGTAACATTAAGTCAAGCGGATTTCCCTTCAAATTCATTACCATATGATACAGAAGGCTATCCTGTTGCACCATTAGAGACAAATAGTTTTTATTTTCAAATTAGCGGAAATACTGATAGTGGACAAGATTATCTTAATGTGTTTAGAAGCGTAGGTTTTGATTTGAATCAAACTGTTGACAATAAAAAAAGTTGGGAACAAACAGGTAGTACAACAAGAATTCATTATAGCACACCACAATATTACCAAGAAGATAGTAAACTTGTAATCAATACGAAAGAAGTTGATGTAGCATTAGATATTGCTCGTGGTATCGAATACGATGTTTTTGATTACATAAAAAACACCGATTTCCCTGCGAATTCAAGTGGTTTTACACTACCCATTAGTTATGTTAATATTTCATTGGGCGTAAGCGCATCACAAAATACATTTACATTACCATCTGCTTTTGATACAGCACAAGGTGATTTAGAGGTTAGATTTAATGGTATTCTTTTAAATGCGCCAAAAGAGTCAAGTGGTACTACCAGTGGAAGTACTTATGAGGAACTCACAGAAGCCGATTATTTCATTTCAGGCAACTCATTTACATTGAATGGTGCTTATGCTCAGAACATCGGAAATCGGAGAGATGTTGTTGAAGCAACTTATCTTTATTCTGGTGTAACAACACAGACAGGTATAACTACCACTGTTAAGTACATGGTAACAAGAATAAAACCAAATCTTGTTGGAACAACTATTCCGTTACCAACAGCACCTAATGGTGATGTACAGGTAACTATTAATGGTATTGCATTAACGAAAGGAACGAATCAGTTTATAGCCGACTATATTCTTGACCCAAATAATCCACAACAAATTGTAATTCAGAACCCTGAAGTAATCGCATACTTAGCGCAAATGAATCAATCTACAACCAATGCGTATATTCAAGTAGCATATCTTACGGTTACAGGTGCTACAAGTATTGCAGCAAGAAGTGAGATTGTAAGAGTTGATAGTTTTAATAGTGGTAAAGTTTATTATAATAATAGTGCAAACAAATATGTTTATAGATTAAACTATAAAATAAATAATGTAAGGGAAGTAAAAATCTTAGTCGATGGTATCGCATTAGAACCCGGAACTGATTATAGTGTTAATACAAACAATAAATATGAAATTTATTTACCTAAAGGATTGAAATATGGCTCAGTTATTAGTGCCTATTATATTGTTGGTGGTGACGATTATTTTGAGCCAATTGTGGCGACTGAATTTGGCGTTGGTGATATAAGTAAATTATCTTTCTTGGAATTCATTGAGTTAATTCAAAGAAGGTTAGTTAACGCCACAAACAGAAAGGTTATAACCAACTTTAAAGGTGGTTGGTATCCTGCATTATTAAAACTATATATTGACTACCTTCAAAGAGGAAGATTACCGGAAACCAATCCGCTACATTCAAATGGTTATACTTTTGAAAATCTATATCCATTCTTAAGCAAGTATAATGCTTTCTTCCAAAAATTTGTTGACCAACTATTGTCGGCAACAATCATATTAAGAAAGAGTGGATTACTTATAAGAAATACTGTTTTCACTAAACAAAAATTTACGTATAAAAGAGGTGTATATATGGGACACATTGCATCCATGACACCTAATAATGCTACTCAGTTTTCATATGATAATCAATTAGAATACTTTGGGGATGACGGCAGTACGTTCTTAAAACGTCCATTATCTCAGGAAGCAGATTGGACCGATGATTTTGTTTGTGTTGGTGATTTATGTGCTGGATTTTTAGTTAATAATGTAACTGTCACATATCCAAGCACTACAACCACAACAACAGCATACCCATATTCGGCAATTATGTTGATTAATGAAGGTACTTCAATGGCACATCAAGAAGTAAGTACCCCACAAGCATTAGGTCTTTATGGATATACTAATTATACGCTTGCTTTCTCACCGACAATATTACCAGGATATTCGGTTGCAGTTAGATTAAATTTCAATAATAACCTAATTGTTACGGGCGGTACGTATAGTGAGTCGAAATCAATTGTAACAATTAAAAAGAATGGTGTCACATTATTTGCCACCACTAAAGTAATAACAACAATTAATTCAACACCAATATTG